ACAAATAAACTAGTTACTATCGACTCCATTTTGGACGATCTGCTAGGCAAGAGAGGTTGATGTGAATCCGGCAGAACTAAAGAAGCTATTAAAACCAATAGTAAAAGAACTGGTCAAGGAATCGGTTCAAGAAGTGCTTATAAAAGAAGGACTTCTTTCTACTGTTGTATCCGAGGTTGCTAAGGGTATAAGTGGCAATCTCGTAACAGAGGCTAGGAAACCAACCGCTGCGATCCCAGCAATGGTTAGAGGCCCATCAGAGGAACAAAAGCTCCAAGAACTCAAGAGACAAAAGAAAGAGTTATTGGATGCTATTGGAAAGGATTCTTTCAGAGGTGTGGATATCTTTGAGGGTGTTAGTCACAATGACTTGCCATCTGAGCCTACAAAGGGCGCATTAGGATCTCCATTAGCCGACATGGCTCCGAATGATCCCGGTATAGACATTTCTAGTATTGTTGCGATGGGCGGTAACGCTTGGAAGCAACTACTTAAATAAGTAAGGAATAAATAAATGTCTGAAGCTTTCATCTATAGTGCTGGCCTTAACAATGTAGGCTCTTTCCAAGTCTCCGGTATACCATTTGTTAGTGGTGGGGTCGATGCTACAAATGCAACGAAAGTTACATTCCCTTATGTAACAAGATGGGTGCAGGTAGCTAACGTTGGTGACGGTCTATTAAAGGTCGGGTTTTCGCAACAAGGTGTTGAAGGAACCAAATACTTTAGTGTTCCGAACTTAACAATCGGCGGTGCTGGAACTGCTCTAGTTCCTTACTCCAGTGTTTTTGAGGTAAAAGTAACAGAAATCTGGATTTCTGGTTCAAATAGCGTTGATGTTATTGCTGGTCTTACTAATATTCCAACAGCAAGAATCAACAATACCGCTAACTCGCCGTCAGGCACAAACTGGTCTGGTTCGGCAAACGTATAATAATAAGAAGGATTTATGAAGCGTTATAATAGTTCACGACCCGCACATGTTACTGTTGAAGTGCGCGAAGGTCAATCAATCACAACAGCAATCAAAAAGTTCATGAAGAAAGTGAAGAGAAGCGGAATCATCGAAGAGTATCGCCGTTCTCTAGAATACGAAAAGCCTTCCGATAAGCGTAAGAGGAAAGAGCGTCGTAGAGAAAAGGTTCTCAAGAAACTTCGTCAGAATCGGAAGTGATGGTTTTTGGGATAACTAAAGACTATTTATTTTGAGTTTCATTATTTAGTAACGGAGTATCTAAATGTCATCACTTTTGGAACAAGCCATTATCGACGCAAAAGAGCTTCGCGAGGCCGCTCTTAGATTTGCAGAAAATCAAGTTATTGAGAAGCACGCCAGCGAACTAAAAGAAGCCATTGATTCATTCCTAAGCGAGCAAGATGAAATGCCCGTAGTTGACCCAATGGCCGCTGCTCCTGTCCCCGAGGCTATTCCACAAGAGATTCCCGATGCTGCTACGCTGGATACAGCTAACGAGCCAGATGCAGGTAGCGATGAAGATGTTATCACCGTTTCGATGGATGATCTTCGTACAATGCTTTCAGCTTATGAAGATCAAGATATTCCTCCAGAAGATCTAAAAGATCCATTCGAAGTACTTGGTGATGATAAGCTCGCTTCTCATGAAACACAAGAAGAAGAACCAGAAAGCATTGAAATCGATCTTGGTTCCGTTACCAAGGCTGCTGCTCCTCAAATGTCAGGTTTGATGGAAGAGGTAGCTCGCTTCTTAAACGAAGAAGAAGATGAAGAAGAAGAGCAGGAAGAAGAGGAAGAGCAAGAACTAGATGAAAGTACTCTTCATTCCTTAATCGAAGAACTAGTTGTCGATATTATGGATGGACAACACGCTGGCGGTTGGGCCGGTCGTCCAGAAAAAGATCGACAAGAACAAGAGAAAGTCAATCTTGCTCGCTTGGCTGATACCAAGCGCCAGCAAGAACTAAAAGACTTACAAGATGGTATGAAGAAACTAGCTGGGGTCAATGAATCATTGGAATCCCAGAATACCATTCTTAACGAAACAGTTTCCGCATTGAAGGTTAAGCTTGAAGAAGTAAACCTTAGCAATGCAAAACTTCTGTACCAAAATGAAGTTCTTATGAATGGCTCGTTGAATGAGCGACAAAAACAAAAGGTTGTCGAATCTATTCGTAAGGCACAAACCATTACAGAAGCGAAGGTTATTTTTGAAACCCTTCAAAGTGCAGCGGCTGCTGGAGCAACGTCTACCGGCAGGAAACTTGAGTCCCTTCACGAAGCTATCAATAGACCTTCTCACACCATTCCCGGCAAGCGTAATCTAAATGAGGGGGTTGATCCCGGTCAACTCGATTATTGGAAGAAGCTAGCTGGCATTAAGTAAAGCAAATCCTAAAAATAAAGGGGGTGATAAATATGTCTCGTAATCTTATTGAAAGATTGACTGAAGGCGTCGTTAACCGCGACCTCCAGAAAGAAGGTGCTGCTCTGCTCTCAAAGTGGGAGAAGACAGGTCTTCTTGAAGGACTCGGCGGTGAGCATACCCGTGCTGGTATGGCTCGTCTTCTAGAAAATCAAGCTAAGCAACTCCTCAAGGAGTCTACATCAATGGCTGCTGGTGACGTACAGGGCTTTGCCGCTGTTGCGTTCCCACTAGTTCGCCGCGTTTTCGCTGGCCTATTGGCCAATGATCTCGTTTCAGTACAACCAATGAGCCTTCCATCAGGTCTCATTTTCTTCCTCGACTTTACCGTTTCGAATGAAACAGGTACCCGTCTTGGATATGCCGCCTCGGCTTCATTGTACGGTGGTGGCCGCGTAGCCAGCCAAATCACTGGTGGTGTTATCCTCACAGGTACACTAGCAGAAGCTGGTCCCTACGCTCTTAACAATGGCTATTCTTCAGCAACTGCCTCTGTTACCCTAGCTCCCGGCCTCGTTGCCTCTGGTTCTGTCACCAATGGTGGCGTAGCAGTCGTTGACACCGGCCTTGGTGGAGCCGCAGTCGGTGGTGCATACAATACTGTTAGCTTGCTAGCATATGATGCAGATCTAGTCAGTGGTTCTAAGTTCGCTGTTGCAACCGCTTCTTTGAGCGCCGTCGCTGATGTTGGTGGTGTTGCAAACTTCATCGCTCTAACACCAGCTTCTGCTCTAGGAAATGGCTTGTTCGTTCGTCGTTTGACCCGTATCGATCCAAACGATCCTACAAAGATCCTTCTTACCGCCGTTGCTTCTGGTACTGAAGCTGCTTCCACCATCGCTACCGCTTTGGCTGCTGCTACTTCATTCAAGACAGCCGTTAAGGATAACTTCACCGCTGGTGCAACACTCGGTTCAGTCGTTGGTACAACTACTGCTCCCGGTTGGGGCCTAGAAGGTAATCCTGACATTCCAGAAATCGACATCAAAGTTGATTCTGTTGCCGTCACAGCCGTTACCAAGAAGCTCAAGGCCAAGTGGACCCCAGAGTTGGGACAAGATCTCAACGCTTACCACAACCTCGATGCTGAAGTTGAACTCACCTCAATCCTCTCTGAGCAAATCGCTCTCGAAATCGACCGCGAAATCCTTGAGGACTTGATCCGTGGTGCAACTGCTGGTACATACTACTGGTCACGCTCACCCGGCCTCTTCGTCAACCGCCTCACTGGTGTTGAAGTTGGTGCCAATACAGCCGCCCCAGAGTTCACTGGTAACGTATCAATGTGGTACGAAACCCTCATCGAAACAATCAATGACGTTTCGGCTCAAATCCATCGCAAGACCCTTCGTGGTGGCGCTAACTTCGTCGTAACATCGCCAGAAGTTGCCAACATCCTAGAGTTCACCGCTGGCTTCCGTGCCTCCGTCACCGCTGACGATGAGCGTGGTTCAATCGGCGCAGTCAAGGTCGGTTCAATCTCCAAGAAGTTCGACGTTCACGTTGATCCATACTTCCCACGCAACCTCCTTTTGGTCGGTCGTCGTGGTGGTAGCTTCCTAGAGTCCGGCTACGTCTACGCTCCTTACGTCCCACTACAAGTCACTCCTACCATCTTTGGTACTGAGGACTTCGTACCTCGCAAGGGTGTCATGACCCGCTACGCCAAGAAGATGGTTCGTCCAGACATGTACGGTCTAGTTGTCGTCCGTGGTCTTCTCGGTGAAGGTGGAGCCTGATAGAGCTTTTAGCTTATAGCTAATCTCTGGCCTCGGTCCTTCGGGATCGGGGCCTTTTTCTTTGCCCTTAAACTACTTACTGAAGCGGAGGTTCACAAATGGCATATCCTTCATATTCACCGCCAAGCAGAACTAATGTTTCTATTCTCACTTCGACCGGTTCTACTGCAACCACTGGTAATGGCGCAGGAAACATTACTCTATATCCATTTGGCATTTATGCTGATCCATCCTCTCCGCGATATGATGTCAACTTTATTTCAGGTGCTTCTGATCAAGTTTCTTTCGTTTATAAGAAACTCGGTGGTGATGTTCTCGATCTAGAAATCACTCCCGGCAACGTCTATGCGGCTTATGAAGAAGCAGTATTAGAATATTCTTACATTATGAATCTTCACCAATCGAAGAATGCACTTCCAAGTTTGCTTGGTAAAACCACTGGATCTTTCGATGAAGATGGACAACTAAAAGAATCAGATCTTGCTGCTGCTGGCATAAACTTAAGATATCCACGATTTGAAGTTGGATATGCTCGTCAAGTTGCTATTGGCTTGGCCAATGAAGCTGGTGTTGGCGGCACAACTCCGCATTATAAGGCTTCGTTCTTGCTAACAAGCAGCGTCCAAGATTATGACTTACAGCAGATTATTGCAAACAATGTTGCAAACAACATAGAACCAGCAACCGGAACACCTGTTGCTTATTCTTCTTCTTATGCTAGTGCTTCTAGCAATCGTATCACCATCCGTCGTGTTTACTATAAGTCTCCTGCTGCTGTATGGCGCTTCTATGGTTATTACGGTGGTCTTAACGTAGTAGGCAACTTAAACTACTATGGTCAGTTTGCAGACGATACAACATTTGAAATCATCCCAGCATGGCAGAACAAACTACAAGCTATGGCTTACGAAGATCACATTTATACCAGACTATCTCACTATTCCTATGAGATATTCAATAATAAACTTCGGGTCTTTCCATCGCCGGAAACAGGTATTATTAACTACATGTGGTTTGAGTTTAGCTTTGACGATGGAACTGATCCTTGGATGCCGGTTAGTGGCTCTCAGAAAGGATCAGAACAAGGCATTTCTAACATGAATACTTTGCCATTCGATAATATTCCGTATTCCAGTATTAACGCTATTGGTAAGCAATGGATTCGTCGTTATGCTTTAGCTTTGGTAAAAGAGACACTTGGACTTATTAGATCTAAGTTTGGTGCTATTCCTATTCCCGGCGATTCGGTTCAGTTGAATGGTTCTGAACTTATCTCTTCGGCTAGAGAAGAACAGGAGAAGTTGAAGGAAGAACTCAAGACAACACTTGACGAGCTAACTTATACGAAGCTAGCAGAAACGAATGCAACTCTCATGGATAGTGTTACAAAAGTACAAGAGAAGATACCACTTCTCATTTACCAAGGGTGATAAATGGCTCAGAACAAATGGGTTGAACCAGAATACGCACCACCTCCTTTATTCCTTGGTCGTAAGGAAAAA